ATCATTGCTTTATCACTGGCTTTCATTTGTTGCCCCTGTCTGTTTGGCTTTTTTTATTCCGTTAGATGCTAATAGGCCGCCGAGTGATCCTGTGAGGAACACGACAACGGTCGAGAGTAGGTCTATAAAGGCTGCGTCGTTCGGGGCTTGCTCAAGGGGCTGGTTAACGAACAGTAGGCCGTAAACAAAGCCCAGCACAATGGCTGCAAAACTGATCGACATGGTGATGCCAACAATCAGGATTAGTCGTGCGTGTTTATCCTCTGGCGACATCGCAAGCCGTCCGCGTAAAGCACCTGTTCGGCTCAATGTTGACTCTTGTGCTGCTGCATCCACTACAGCCCCAAGCCACTACAGCTACAAGGATTGTGCAGCCAAGTAGGTAACGCCATTTCATTACGCGCCGTAAGGTGATGGTGGGTTTACTTGCTGTTCAATAAACGCTTCGTATTCGGCAGGGGTCATTGGACGCACAACATCATCTACTTGAATGTGTACTTCGTCGTGTGGATACATTGCGATTGCTTCTGCGTATGTCATGTTATGCCCTAACTGTTTGCGTATCCGAAAACGCGAATAGTTCCGCCTGTCAATGTTCCGCTACTTGGCGAAATTGTAAACGCCGTGTATTGCGTTGAGTCGTTTAAGTACCCTGCAGAAAATCCTGCTATACCGTCTGTTGATGCACTCATAATGGGCGCGTTGAAAGTTGTAAACTTTGCCAAATTGGGCGCACCTATTTCGGCAGATGCTGAAATAGCAGTTGTTTTAACATCGCCAAAACTTTGGAAGTTTGCACCGTTGCTTTGCCTAGAAAACTCTGATGCACCGCTGGAATAATAAAACTGATTAGAAATTGAATAATAACCAGTAGTAGTTGAACCAAGTTGCAACCTAAAACCTGCGCTAGCGCTACCTACGCCGCCTGTGACAGTAATTTTGTAAGTGTCGTAAGTGCTACTAAACGCGTCAGTTACCGTCACGCTGGCAACGGCGCTGCCAATAGTTTGCGACTTGACAAGCACAAGGCCCGGTGCGGTACCGAAGGTCACCCACGACGAGCCATTGTAAGTTTGATAACTGGAAGTTGCTTCAATGTAACAAGTTTGGCCTTGTGCCAAAGTCTTTTCGCCCGTGCCACCAAACGCCGCGTCGCGGGTTGTAGTTGTAGCGAAAACGGGTATGCCCGTGTTTATTTGTGTGACTTGCGCTGCCGTCAATACCTGACCAGCCGTGAAGACTGGGACGACTGTCTGTGCATTGGCTCCCATAATGCTCCTTATCCTAAGACATTCTCGGCGTCGAGTGTGCCATATACCAGATCATCCAAAATCAGCTCAAACACAAGCGTGGTAGGTGAGGTAAACAGGGTGATCCTGTGGCCTGTTGACAGGTCGATCTCATGCTGGATGCCCTCAATCGCTAGTTCTTGCGCCAACGATGTAATCGTGACCCCACTGGTAAATGACTTCTCTATGGTTATCGTGTTGCCGATCTCAAGGACTGCCACGGTGTCGCGCTGGGCATCGGTCAGGGATGCGAACAATGTGGACACATTGGTGTAGCGCGCCTCAGGCTGACCTACGAGCAGGTACTCGGCAAGGGCTAGGGCTGCCGTGTTGTCGTGAACTAGCGCGTCACTGATGGCGGTGGTCTGAATAAAATAGGTCGCCTGAGATGTCAAGTCCTCGGCAATCTCTGGGCTTGCTGCGCCAGCGTGGCTTACTGAGGCGCGGTTGACGACTTGATTAGCCTCAAACGAGATACCCACATTGTCGTAAGGGATTGCTGTGCCGTCATCGTGGAAGTCTGCTACTGACGCTGAGAGCGTGTTGCCGATGCGGTCTTGGAATGTGAACACTCCGTCGCGCGAAATAAAGATGCGCCCCTGCACAGACTCGTTGATCTTTGCTGTGTAGGCAGCGACCGATGTGCCGTTCGGGACGGTGTACGCAGCTGCACCGCCAAGCGTGATCGTCGAGGTCTCGATGTTCTGTTCACCCGGCAGCTGAAAAGCATTGACCTCGGGCAGAGCCAGTAGTGCGACTAGTCGAGCGCTGGCAAGTTGCTCGGTCACATTAAACTCGTTTAGGTAGGTCTGGCTAAGCAGATAAAAGTCATCAGCGCAAGTAACAGAAACTGTGTCAAGACCACCAAGGTTAAAGCCATACGAGTAGTCAACGATGTAGCCGTTGAACAGTTCTTCTCCCTCACGACTGAGCACGACTTTACGCATAGGGGCTAGACCCGGCACAGCCTGAGCGGTGTCGTAATACGGTGACTCGGTATCGAACGGATTAAAAATGCCGCCTGTGAAAGTGTCGTTTAGATCGAAGCTCATCGTGCCAGCAGTGAACTGGTCGCCAATGTCTCTGCGTCCACGAAACACACTGATGCCTGTAGCGCCGTCGATCACGGATGCAAACTCTGTCGTACCGTCCAGCACATACTCTGTTGAGTTAAGCAAGCCCTTCACTGGATCGTCAAGCGTAAACGCGTCAACGAGGAAGCCTGTAGCGATCTGTAGGTCATACGACCCCGACTGGACGATTGTGGCAGCCATTAGGCGACCTGTATTTGTGCTGGGCCGTCCACTCGGTTCATGGCTTTAATGCTGTTTACTACAGCGCGCCCGATGTCTGCTGATGTGGCTAGACCGCCGTTGACATTGACTGTGATCGGTGTGCCGCGCTCGACCATGAACTGGTCAAACAGGCTGGAAAAGTCTGCTGCGTTGCCTGTGATGCCGTAGTTGCCGCCAAGGTTGCCTGCATAGTTTTTGCTTAGATCGAGGACGCTTGAGGACTTACCGCCGCCACCGCCACCAGCTGCTGGGGCTGGCGTGACTAGAGCTGACTCAATCATTGCCATAGGGCTTGAGCCGATAGAGCCTGTGCCGCCTTCACGGGCTGCGCCACCGCGTCCAGATGCGCCGCTAGTGATCGCGTCTAATGTTGGCAAGGCTGTGTACTCAAGCATTGGCACGAGCGGGATCAGGTCAATGCTGACACCCGGTATGACATTAAGCGCGTTAATCAGTTGGTTCAGTCCAATGATCGCGGCGTTAATAATTTGGTTGATGCCGTTGGCAACTACTTTGACCGAGTTGTACACGCCGACAGCGAACTGCTTAAACGGCAGCATAAACTCGGCGATCGCTCGAGGGCCTTCGCGGTACAGCTCGTACAGCGCGGCAAGGGTAATCATCACGATGCCTAAGCCTTTAGTCAAAATGCCAGCCGATGCCGAAACCGTGGTAAATGAGCCTGCCAGCACAGCGTTGCCAGCGGTAACAACTAACTGGAATGCGTTGTATGCCTTCATGGCGACATTGGCTGCCACGATGGCTGCCGTCATTGCTGCAATAGCGCCGACAACAATAAGCAGCGCCTTGGTGTTGTCTTGCAAGAATGTCGTAAAGTCCAGCACATAGGGAAGCAGTTTTTCCATGACAGGAATAAACGCGGCTCCGATGCTCTCTTTAAGTTCGTCCATTTGGATGCCAAAGTTTTTTAGACCGCCTTCAGCGCTATTAGCGAAAGTCTCAGCTGCTCCGCCGACAGTGGCATTGAGGGCCGCCATAACTTCGTCGGCAGTCGAAGTAGTTGTAATAACACCCTTGAGCGATGGGTCTAGTTTTATAAGCGCGCTGACTTGACCGTTTAGGGCTTTAGAAACCGCGACGCTGGCAGACTCCATGTCAATGTTTTTGGCAGTAGCAAGGTCAGCGGTGACCGACATTGCTTTTTGTGCCAACTCGAGTGAGCCTGTAGCGCGCACAAGGTTTGCCAATGCTGGGCGCAGCTGATCGTCAGCCATTGCGGTCTGCTTACTAAACGCGCTAATGGACTGCTCAACCGCCTTAATCTGTGCATCTGTGGCCTGTGTCGTTGTGCGTAACTGGCGAGCCAACTCAAGCTGTGCAGCTTCATCTTCCATTGCTGCTTTTGTGGCTAGACCGATGCCAGCCGTCAATGCACCGAGCGCGGCAGTAGCAGGCAGAAACGCTTTTTTAAGTGCGAAGCCTGTTTTTGCGCCTACGCCGTC